TCCTTCGACAGCATCGTGTTGCCGCTGTCGCGAGCCCGCGCCGGGGCAACCCGCTCCCGCAGCGCGGGTGTTTCCTCCAGCAGCGGGTCGATGCGCTGGCGCGAGAAGCGCTTGGCCAGCTCCACGGTCGGCTGCACGGCCAGCGCCGGTGCCGGCACGTGATGCATGATGTAGCCGAGCCAGTTGTTGCCGCTTTCCGTGGCGCCGACCTGGGCGCCCTTCATGAAGACGACGCGCCGGGCGGGATGCACCGCCGAGAGCGCGTCCATCACGTCCTTGAGGTAGGGCGTGCGACTGGTGCGCCAGGGGCCGGGCTCGGCGGAGGCGCGACTGCCGAGCATGCGATGCCGCTCGGCCCATTCCGAGACGGTGAGCTGCGGCGGTGGCCGGAGCATGGCGCCGACACGCCGGCGCACATGCTCACGGCTGCGGAGACCGATCCCCTCCGAGGCCTGCGGGATCGAAGCGATCGGCCGCCTCCGTCAGCAGGTCGTTGATGTGGCTCTGCAGGATGGTCTGCAGCAGATGCGGATCGACGCTGATCTCGGCGGCGATCAGGCCGGAGACGCGGGCGGGCCAGTTCAACAGCGCATCCCGCATCGTGCTGCCGATCTCGTCGAGCGCGGCATTGGCCTCGGTGACATCGACCAGGCGGCGCTTGGTCTCATCCAGCGAGAGGCGCTGCGCCTCCACCTTCAGCGCCAGCTGCGCGACCTTCAGCCGGGCGAAGGGCGTGCCCTCGGCGCCGGCAGCGCCGCCACCATTGGCGAGCGGCGAGCGGACAGGATCCGCGGTCTCCACCAGGCGGCGGCGGGTCTTGTCGATGTCCCACTGGCCGTCCGGCTCGCGGGCGATCCGGCTGGTCTGCTCGGCCTTGCGCAGCGCGGTCTCGGTGATGCCGATGCGGCGCGCAGCCTCGCGGGTGGAGGGGGTCAACTCGGGCATGGCGGCGGACCTCCCGCCGCGCGCGTGGTCGGATAAGTCAGCGCGCCGCGCGCGCTGTCAGCATTCGTGCGGTGGTGCGCCACAACCCAGGTGAATAACGAGCATTCGGGCACGGATTTCTGTGTGCAATCCGCGTCGCGCCGTGCGACATCACCTCGACCATCGAGGGCCGACGAAGATGCTGCAGCCCAGCGCACCGAAGGACATCGAGAAGATGGTCGAAGCGACCGCGAAGGCGATGGCCCTTGCGGAGCAGAGCGTCGGCACACCGCGCATGGTGAAGCTGTACCTCGATGACGCCAGGAGGGTGTTGCTGGACGTCGCCAAATCGGCGAAGCGCCAGAATTGGACGATCGAGGAGTTGATCCTCGCCCTCGATCCGCCGAAGCCCAGGCCGAAACCCTGGGAGAAGTACGCGGACCCGCCGCGGCGCGGCGGGCCCTGATCGCGGCGCCGGCGGCGTCAGTCGGCGATGCGATAGATGCTGTAGCTGCCCCGGGCGCCCTCTTTGTTCGGGCCGATCTGGCGGATGCGCTCCAGCACCTGCACCTCGATCCCCTGGCGCTTCTTCAGGCCGGCGAAGAATCCGCGCACCGTGTGCTGCTGCCAGCCGGTGGCCTCGCAGATCTGCGCAATGGTCGCGCCGCCATCGCGGCGGAGCATCGCGAGCACCGTCTCCTGCTTCGTCCCCTCGCGCGACTTGCGCGGCCCGCCCGGCTCGCGGGCCGGCCGCCCTGGCTTGCTGGCCAGCACGGCGCGCAGGGCGTCGATCGCCGTCGGCAGGTCGGTGCGCTGGTTCTCCTCGTCGTCCCAGGCATCGAGGACGCGCTGCGCGACCTCCTTCAGCGTGGCGTTGCGCGTCGCTCGCGGGGCGGCCAGCGCCTGGTCCAGCAGGGCCACCTCCGCCGGCAGGGCAGGGTAGAGGGCGGCCTCCGGGCTCGCCGCGAGGGCGTCCTGCGGCGGCGCGGCCTCCCCGCCCGTCGGTGCTGTGTCGCCAACCGTGGCGGGCTCCGCCGGCTCGTCGTCACTATCGATCAGCCGCGCGTCCGCCCCGTTGCGTTCGTCGCGTGGCCGGGTGTCCTCGACCTCCTCCGCCTCGCCCTCCGGCGTGACGCCGATGGCGCGCAGCCCGGCCTCGGTGATGCGCAGCAGGCGGGTCCGCCCGTCGATCTGCCAGGCGTCCCGGGCGTTGTAGGCGCTGGCGTGCTCGTCGCTGACCAACCCCTGCTTGATCAGGGACTTCGCCACCGTCTGCCGCGCCGCGGCGGGGAGGCGCTCGGGCGGGATGGCGAGGCGGTCGTCGCGCTGGCTCGCCTGGCTGAGGAGGATGCGCTGGGTGTCGGAGAGCTTCATGTCCGGGCTCCTGGTTCCGCACCCGAAGGTCCGGGTGCTACGAGCCCAAGCCCCGCCGGCGTCACCCGGTCGGGGCGGTGTGGGAGTGATCCGCGTCAGAGGGCGTATTCGCCGCGGCGGAAGTGCTGGTCCGCGATGTCCTTCAGCTTCGCGGTAGCATCCGCAAGCCAGGCCGCTTCGCCCCAGAGCACCGTCTCGGGGTCCGCGCCGAAATGACCCTCGCTGGCCTGATGCAGTTCGGTCAGCAGGGCATCGAATTCGGCCTTCTTCGCGAGAAAGGCGGCCAGGCTGCGTTCCTGATTGCGGGCGGCGCGGGCTTGGCGGTCGGTCATCGTCGTCTCCGTCTTGATGCAGGGCATGCCCTGCGTGTGACGGACCATTCGCGCTGTGTCGCGCGCGAGCCAAGCAAGATGCAGTGGCCCGGGATTGCTATGTTTCGGCGCTGTGGATCACATCATGATCGACGTCGCCGCGCGTGGCCGCGATGTCCGCGAAGGTGCGGTCTTCGCCATCCAGCACCGCAGACTCGCCGGTCGCCTCCTGCCAGCGGCGCACGATCACATCGGCGTAAGCCGGGTCGAGCTCGAGCAGCGCCGCACGACGCTCTGTCCGCTCCGCCGCGATCATCGTCGTGCCGGAGCCACCGAAGGGATCGAGCACGGTGTCCCGCTGCTTGCTGCTGTTGCGGATGGCGCGTTCCACAAGTGCCACTGGCTTCATCGTCGGGTGCAGGTCGTTCCGCGCCGGCTTGTCGAAGTGCCAGACATTCCCCTGGTCGCGGGCGCCGCACCAATAGTGCTCAGCGCCTGCTTTCCAGCCGTAGAGCATCGCCTCGAACTGCTGATGGTAGTCGGCGCGGCCGAGCGCGAAGGTGTTCTTCGCCCAGATGATCGTACTCGACCACTTCCCGCCGGCTTCCTGCCAGGCGCGATGCAGCGTCGGCCATTCCGACGAGGACATGCAGACGTAGCAGGCGCCCTTCGTCACTGAGAGCAGGTTGGCCAGCGCCGGGCGGAGGAAGTCCAGGAAGCCCCGGCCCAGCGCGTCGTTGGCGATGGTCATCCTGGCCGCGGTGCCGCCCTGGTAGGCGACGTTGTAGGGTGGGTCCGTGAAGGCCATGTCAGCGAGGCGATCGCTCCCGAGGGCGCGCTGCACATCGCCGAGCTTCGTGGCGTCGCCGCAGAGCAGGCGGTGACCGCCGCAGCGCCAGAGGTCGCCGGCACGGGTGACGGGCGCCGCCGGAGGCACCGGCGCATCGTCGACGTCGTCGCCGAAGCCGACATCTGCCGCGGCCAGCAGCCGGTCGAGTTCCATGCCCGAGAAGCCGAGGACGTCGAGGTCCACCACCGCCTCGTCGCGGATGCGCGCAATCTCGGTGGCGAGCAGCGCCTCGTCCCAGCCGGAATTGAGCGCGATCTGATTGTCGGCCAACCGCAGCGCCCGCGCCTGCGCCTCGGTCAGGTGGGCGAGCCGGATCACCGGCACCGTCGCCATGCCGAGGCGCTTCGCAGCCATGACTCGGCCGTGACCCGCCACTAGGACGTCGGCGGCGTCCACCAGCACGGGGTTCACGAAGCCGAACTCGGCGATGGAGGCGGCGATCTGCGCCAGCTGGTCCTCGGAATGCGTTCGCGCGTTCTCCGCGTATGGAACCAGCGCGGCGACGGGGATGGTGGCGACCGCGAGATCAGGCAGCATCGACCAACGCCTCCGCCCGCTCTGCAGCCACGGCATCGTAACCTCGGCCGTCGCCATCCAGCGTGACGTTCAGCTCGGGGAACAGCATGCGGTAGCGAGCGATGGCGAGATCGACATAGGCCGGCGCGAGCTCGATCGCCCAGACCTTCCGCCCCGTGCGCTGCCCGGCGAGGATCGTCGTGCCGGAGCCGGCGAACGGCTCGAAAACGGCGTCGCCGAGGTTGGCGTAGGTCTGCATCAGGCACTCCGGCAGCGCGACGGGGAATACCGCCGGGTGCTCGGTCTCGATCCCCCGCCCCTTGTGGCGGGTGATCCGCAGCACGCTGTCCGGGATGCGCATCTCCTGCACCGGCAGGCCGACATGAGTGTAAGCCTTCACCTCGCCGTCCGCGGCGCGCAGCCCGCTGCCCTTGTTCGGCGTGCCGGCCCATTTGCAGGGCACGATCTTGTTCGGAGTGCGGGCCTCGCGGTTGAAGTGGAAGACGAACTCGAACGCGGGTGCGAGGCGGCCGTTCCAGTCACCGGGCAGACCGGGCCCCTGGTCCCATGCATAGAGCCCGAAGCGCCGCCAGCCCTGCGCGCGCATCCA